CCACCTTTTAGTTGTGTTCATCTTGTGGCAGTAATAGGATTCGAACCTATACATTCCAGATCCATCATAAGAGCTATCATTCCCATGTGGTACTGCCATTTTTATGCTTCTTCTTGCGATAGTATTTAGACTTATCACGAAAGACTTGTTTCTTGCAAGCCTCTTGAATTTCTTGTTGTGTTACTATAATCTTTTTCATAATTTAATTTATTTAATTCTACCAATTACTTCACGAGTGTGCCAAGTATACGTATCGCATCCACATCCACATTGATCTGCTCCACTGTTCATAATGACACGTTTGCTGTCATAATCTATATCAAGGTAAACATAACTATACATATAACTATGTTCCCAGTTATTATTACGTACTTGTTTGTTAATCTTATTATAATAGTTAACATAATGTTCAGCTTTTTTTATTGTATTAAAAACAGTCATAATAATATGTATTAAGTTAGAAAATAAAAAAAGGCAATGATTAGGTTAGTCAGCTCCACCAATAGGATACAACATACTAAAGCCGAAGCTATACATAGTATGTCTAACTTGTCGCTCATTGCCAAAAGCGAAACATAAGATAGCATTGTCTCCTGATTTTAGACCCTATTCTTATGATGATACAGGTAATATTAATAAGGTGTAGTATTTCCTGATGACGTTGTTTCCACAGTGCACTGCTACGTAAAAGTCTCTGATACTATATCAGGCTTACTCGGCATATACTACAATAATTTTAAAAGAGAGTTATTACAGTCTTTCACTGTCCGTACACACTCACAACGATGTAAATTAAATAGGCGAGAACTTTCTTCTCCATCTCGACTGCCTCATATGCTATAAAGCAAAGGACTGTTGTCAAGAATACGGACTTGCACCATATGATCTCCTATGTATTTAAAACCATTTCTGTTGCCAAGCTGGTTAAACTCCGTCCACTTTGTGGTTAATGTTGATCCTTTTCGGCAACAATACATAATTAAGCCATAACAATTAAATGCTATGGCTTATCAATGCTTTAAGCATTAGGATTATTAACCCAATCTAGGTTAGTAATCACTCCTGAAAGTATTACAAAGTCTTTCATAATTAAAAGTTTGATAGTATTAATAGATAAACTAATAGATATTCTTCTCAGTATATGCAGAGAAGCAGAAGAAGAAAAAAGTAATGCCTACTTAGGCACTACTTTCATGTAACCATTGTCTTGCGACACGAACATTAACACAGACGAGTAATCAGTCTCTGTGTCAAACTCAACGTCAGTTAGTTTAACACCGCTCTCTAAGATTGCAGAGCCGACGCTTCTGATTCCCATAAAGGTAGAAGCGAAGCGAGCTTGTACTCGTGTCTCTTTGTTACCTGTTGGTTTGCCTTCCTTGTCAAAGGTTGGACATTCGATTTCAATTGCTTGGGTAAAGTGGATTGCTTTTGGCATTTTGTATGATTTTTGAAAATTAATAATTCTAACCTGACGGGGTACATTGACCCACGCCAAACCATAGGGTGGGTCGTTGACGGTGATAGTTACCACTCACACAAAATCTTATGCACACATATAAAAATTTTATAGAGGGGGGGATATTACCAATTAAGAAAAAAGATACTAAATAAGAATAAGTATAAAAAATAAAATTATAGGCTAATAGATAGACTACTACTGACACACAGCCAAAACATGCTGGTACTAAAAATAGTACCTATAAGGCCTCTCAGGTACTAAAAATAGTACTTATGTATTAGTTATTGTAATATAATTATAATATCTTTACACTATGGGAAACAGAATAATTAAGAAGCGCAGTACCAAGAAGCAACAGTTTGATGTAGGTAAGTATGTAAACTCTGAAACAGGAGAAATGCTAGCATCTGAGTTAGGCAAAGATAAGATGTCTGTGAATATAACAGAAGAAGGTGAGTGTGTTATAATAACATCTGATGATTATATAGTACTTGATTCTAAAACTGTGAGGTATTTATCTACTGAGCTCTCTAGGACTGAAATAAATTCTATGATTATGATGGCGACTGATCTTAAAACGCCACTTAACATTGTGTACAATGGACCACAGCCCCACACCAATCAATCACTACAAAAGTTTTTAGGCTATAGTTCTAAGGCAATGTTCTTAAAACTGCTTAACAAGCTTATGAAAGTAGGAGTTATCTATCAGCTTAAAGGTAGGATAAGAGATGAGATAAGAGTAATCTATATGCTTAACCCATTCATAGCACGTAAACGTAAAACCATAGACAAAGAAGTATTTAATGTATTTCATCCTTTTGTATAAATATTATAATAACTAATTAATTATTGCTAGTTGTTATAATATTATTATATTTGCTGTAAGATGATATGTGTTTCACTAGATACTAATGACAGCATTCTTTTAAAATCAAAAGATAAAAGCTTTCATGCCTTGTTTTATATTATAAAGCAAATACCTCATACTACAAATGTATGGTATAGCGATAGGATAAATAAACAAATGGTTTGTGATGAACTGTCTGTATCTGGACCTGCACTGGAAAAGATGCTAAGTTCATTAAGAGAAAGAGAATTACTCGTTAAGATCTCTAGAGGGAAATATAAATTATCTGAAGTACTATTAGAGGATTACTGATGGAGATTGGAGAATTAGAATCAGATGATCTTAACGAGATTATAGAAAAGTCTAGGGTCTTAGAAAAAAGATTTAAAAAATATTGCAGACAGCACAGTAAAATTTTTAAAGCTACCATATTCTTAGGCCCTGACAAAATTATTTTAAAATGTTATTTAACAGATGAAGACAGCAGAAAAATTAGCAATAGCTAAAGAATTATTAGCCACAGCTTTTGTGGTAGCCTCAGAAAAATCAACAGCAGAAGGACTTACTTTTAAATATAAATCTTATCCTGAAGAAATTCAAGAAGATAAGTTTATACTTAAAGCCTGGCATGTAGATATAGTAGTAGGTGAATTAGGCCACGGAGAAAAAACTATACAACAGTTTAGACTTCCTAGACCTAATAACATTGATGCCAAGAATATGGAATACCATGCTATTGTAGAAGTTCTTGCAACTCTTACACAAGGAGCATTAGTTACTTGGTATGAAGTAGGTAAAATCTTAGCAAACGATAAAGAAATGCAAAAAGAAATTATAGATGAAGCAAAGAAAGGTAATATCGCTCCCAACAAATAGTAAAAAAATATATCGTCAGATATTAGCTTTTATGAATTTTATGTTGAATTTAACTCCACAAGAACGTAATGTTCTTGCAGAGCTTGTTAGTTTAAATAATGAGTACGAGGCCTTACCAGAAGACAAGCGTGCAAAGTTTATTTTATCTACTGATGTTAGAAAAGAAATAAGAGAAGATTTAGATATACAAGAAAAACAATTTAATGTTATAATATCTAAACTACGTAAGAAGACTATGTTTGGCAAGCCATTGATAAATGATAGTAATGTACTGCACTCTGAATTACAATTTAAACCTGACAGTGATGGGTTTAGAATTGAAGTTAATTTAGTAATGACTGCGAAAATTAAAAAAGCAAAAGTAGAAATAACAAAAGAAATTAAAGAAGAAAAAACTCCGCCAAAAGAATATAAACACGACGCTACTAAAGCACCTGTTATTGAAGAAGAAGAGTACGACTTTACTATTGACATACCTGATGAATAAACAAAAAGAAATTTTAAAAAAAATTGCAGCCTCCCACGGGGTAAGTTTATCCCAGGCAGAAGAAATATGGAAACTAATAGGAAATAAAATAGCTGACGTAATAAGTAGCGATCATAAAACAGATGGGATATTTGATGAAGATAAATTTCCTATTGTACATATAGATAATTTTGGAAAATTTATTCCTAATAAAAGAAAAATAAATCATGCCAATTTTTGCATCAAAAAGAAAAAAAATGAACTTAACACTTGAAGTATATATAAACGATTCTAAAGATAAATACTTAACTACTTTTTATAAGATAGATGCATTGTCTAAAAATCCTAAAGGAGGGTCAATTATATTTTTAGCAGGAGTGCAATATAAATGTGCACTGCCTTATGAAAGTCTTTGGGATAAACTTAAAAAACTTCAAAAATGAAAGCTTTATATGAAAACAATTTTTGGGACATACATCCTGAATTAAAAATCATAGAAGAGTTTAATAAAGTCTACACCGCAGACAAGTCTAAACAAAAGTCTAATAGCTCACGTACAATGTGGGCTATTGACTTTGCATACAATCCTGAGTCTAGATTTTTTAATCTTCCTGATAAACTAGATATAATATCTAAAGACTTTTTAAAAGATCCTAAGTTTAAATGGGAAAGTTTAGATAAAGTAATTGATATATACAAGAACATAGTACTATCAGATGCAGAAAGAGCGTTAGTTAGTTGGAATGAGATTATGGGAATGAGAGATAAGTCTCTAAAAAAATTATATAAAGAAGCTTTAAACGTACAACACATAGGAGAAGTAGATACAAAGATTTTAAAAGAGATAGATACTATGTTAGCTAATACAGCTAAGTTGTTTGATGATTATAAAAAAATTAAAAAAGACTACGAAGAAGATAAAATAAAAAAGAAAGGAAAAAGTATTGTATCTTTAACTGAGTCAGGAGAAATATAGTATGGATAATATTTGGGAAAATAGAAAGAAGATCTTATCAGGAATAAAAAACTTATTGCTTAAAGAAAAGTATATAGAAGAAATAGCAGAGGCTAGACAAACTATATGTGATAGTTGTAAATTTAAATCTAAAGAATGTGCAGCTCTTATTTCAGAATGTTGTTCTGCATGTGGATGTTCTTTAAAATTTAAAACTAGATCTTTAGAATCTTCTTGTCCCAAAGATAAATGGCCAAGTATAGATGATAAATAATAAAAATTTTAAGTTAACAGATATACCTAAGTTTCATCCTGTACTTGAGCATTATGAAAGATTATCATTTTGGAAAGCAGAGAAACGTAGGTGTATAGAAGGTTACTGGCAACAAGGCAAGTGGATGCCTGGGCCGCTATATTATTATGTAAATTTTCACAACATACAATTTGAAGACGAAACTTCTGTATCACAAGCATTCGGTTTGCCATTTTTAAGAGATATAGATTGGGAACTATTTTTAATTTATGAGGAATGCAGAGGCTTTTCAGGATTTACTAAAGACACAAAATATACATGTGATAGAAAATACGGACCTGAAAAAGAATTAGCTATTAAACTTAAACGTATTACTAAAGAAGAATTAAAACGATTAAAATATATACCTGCACGAGAATATTTACGCAAAAACCACGGTAAGAATTTAGGCAAGCCCTTATATAAAAACTCAGCAAAACATTTTATAAGTATACAATCTAGGGGTGGAGGTAAATCATATGCTACATCAGGTATAGCAGAACATAATTTCTTATTCGACGGAGCTACAGATTATGATGATTATTTATCTAGAAAAAAGAGTAAAAACTTTTTAGCGTCAGATACTATTATAGGAGCAATTGATACTAAGTACTCAATACCTCTTATGAAAAAAGTTACTACTGCTTATGAGCTCCTTCCTGGTAGCTTTCAATTAGGAGATGAATTTTATCCGTCGCCTTTATCGATATCTTATACAGGTTCTTTTATGGCTAACAGAGAAGCAACTACACGTACAGGATCCGTAATGAGACATCGTACATTTAAAGATAATCCGCTAGCAGCCAATGGTACTAGACCTAACTTAGTAGCATTAGATGAGGTTGGTTTCATGTATAACATAAAAGAATCTTGGGGAGCAATTGAAGCAACACAAGCATCTAAAGCAAAAAAGAATCTTGTTATATGGGCGCTTGGAACAGGAGGGCTTGTATCTGGTCGAGCAGCTTTGTATGCAGAAAGTATATTTAGAAATCCCGACGATTATAACTGTGTTACTTTTGAAGATCATTTTGAAAACAGAGGAACTATAGGATATTTTGTACCTTACTCTCTTACACTTAATGAATTTAAAAAAGGTCCCAATCTTATAACAGATGAAAGTTTATCTAGATTATATATAGAAGATAAAAGAGAAACTGCTAAAAAATCTCCAGACCCTACTGTATATCAAACAGAAATAATTAACGGCCCTATGTTGCCTTCAGAAGCTTTTTTAGTTTTAGAAGGGGCTTTCTTTCCTACCTTACAACTAAAAGAACAGCTTGCAGAAGTAGAAGGAGGTAAGTATAAAAAATACACAGATGCTAGTTTTAAAGGCATTCTTAGTTTTGATAAAAACAATGAAGTAAAATTTGATACTATACAAGATCTTAGACCTATTAGAAAATTTCCTTTAAATAAAAATGACGATAAAAGAGGATGTGTTGAAATATGGGTAAAGCCTCAAAAAAACAATGAAGGCGTAGTTCCTAGAAATGTTTATATAGCTGGAATAGATGTCGTAGATAAAGACAAGTCTACTACTGACTCACTTCCTTCTATATTTGTAATGAATAGACTAACTAGACAACTTGTAGCAGAATATACAGGTAGAAGTAACGAAGCTAAAGATTTTTATGAAATCTGTAGAAAGTTATTATTATACTATAATGCTATAGGAATGTATGAAAAAAACCTCATCGGTTTATTTAATTACTTTGATAGAAATAAATGTACTTATCTATTAGCAGACACACCTTATCAACTTAGATCTTCTGATACATATAAACAATCAGGAAATACTTCTAAAGGTATTAACGCATCAGCAACTGTTAACTCAGAAGGACGTAATATGGTTAAATCTTGGTTACAAGAAACTATATCAATTAAATCAGAAACTAAAGTATATGAAACATTATATTCTTCTGCATTAGTTACTGAACTTATTATGTGGAATCCTAGAGGAAACTTTGATAGAGTATCTGCGTTAATAATGCTAATGTGGTTAGATTCAACTATGTATAAAGAAACCAATAAACGTGTAGAAGAAGTTAAAGGATTTTTAGATAATGATTACTTCTCTAATATGGGAGTATTAAAAAAGAAACCTATAGGAACTATAGATTCAAATTTTTATTCATAGATTTGTAAGAATAGAAAATAATTATTATTATGGCGGATAATCTAGATAATCAAGGTTATATTAATTTTCCTAGACAAAAACTATCTGATGCTCAAAAGACAGATAAGTGGTATAAAAAGAATATAGACTTTGCAGAACACTTATTAACTTCTGACGTTAATCTTAGAAACAGTTTTAAAAATAAACGCATTAACTATAATTTAAGAGCTAATGTAATATCTCCTAGAGATTTTGAAAAATTTATTAATCCTGATAATTTAGATTTAGATTCTTTACCAGCTAGCTTTCAGCATATAGGAATAGAAAATACAAAAATTAATTTATTATTAGGAGAGTACTCTAAACGTAAAAAAGAATTTAAAGCTTATATATCTTCAGGAGATCAAGAAAGTATTTCTAGAAAAGAACAACAATTAATGGAACAAATTAATGCCGAAATGCGAGGCATAATTAAACAAGATTCTATTAGTGATGCAGAGATAAAGAAAAGATTAGAAGCTTTAGAAAAATATCAAAACTACGATTTTCAAGATGTATCCGAAATGGTTGCTAATAAAATTCTTAAAAAAGAATATAAAGAAGGCAACTTTGATTTTACATTCCTTAGAACATTTGAAGACTTACTTACAGCAGGTGAAGAAATAATGTATTGCGGAGTATTAGGAGGAGAACCTGTTATGCGACGAGTGAATCCTATGAATGTATATACTTTAGGAGGAGATTCTATGTTTATAGAAGATGCAGATATTATTGTAGAATATGGATATAAATCTGTAGGACAAGTAATAGATGATTATTGGGATACTCTTAAACCAAAAGATATTGATTTCTTAGAAAAAGGAACTGTTGATACAAGTATGGACGGTGGAGGCGGAATAGGATTAAATAGAGATATTTCTATATTTGATTTTTATGGGGAAACTGGAGCATTAGATATATTCCATCCAAATGAAGCAGGTGTTAGAACATTTGCAGGAGCGTTTGATACGTATGGAAATGTAAGAGTTATGAAAGTATGTTGGAGATCTAGACGTAAAATTGGAGAACTAACTTATTTTGACGAAGAAGGTGTAGAACAAAAAGATTGGGTTCCTGAAGATTACAGGCCTAATAAAGACCTTGGAGAAAAAGTAAAATGGATATGGGTAAATGAATGGATGGAAGGTACTAAAATTGCTGATCATATTTACACAGTAATGCGACCTCTTCCATTTGCTAGCAAATCATTAGTTAATAAATCAAAAGGGACCCCTCCATATATTGGCTCTGTCAATTCTACAAACGACTATAAAGTCCAATCTCTCATGGACATTATGAAACCTCTCGCCTATTCTTACGATATAGCTTACTACAAAAGAGAGCTTGAAATTGCTACATATAAGGGGTCCTTTACTGCCATTAACTCTGCACTTGTACCATCAGGATGGGATCCAAAAGAATGGATGAGGTATGTAACTGTAAACAAATTTGCATGGTTAGATCCTACTAATGAAATTCTTAAAGGTCCTGCACAAGGTAAATCTGCAGGTTCATTTAATCAACTTACTGCACAACAAGTAAATATAGGAGATCCTAACGCAATTGGTATGTATACTAATTTACTCGTAGATATAGAAAATACATTAGGTAAACTAGCTGGTGTTTCTGGAGCACGGGAAGGACAAATACAAAATAGACAAGCAGTAGGTAATGTAGAAAGAGAAGTAAGTCAGACATCACATATTACAGAAAAATGGTTTGCTATAGATCAAAATTTTAGAAAAAGAGTTCTTACTAAATTTTTAGAATGTTGTAAATATGCTTATAAAGCAAATCCACAAAAAGGACAATTTTTATTAGACGATCTTAGTCAACAGTTAATTACACATTTTGATGAATTTGCTTCAACAGAATATGATATACATCTTTCTAATTCAGGAAGTGATACTCAATTATATAATGATATTAGAGCTCTTTCACAAGCAGCTATTCAAAATGGTCAGGCTACTATATCTGATTTAGTAGCTATATCACAATCTGATTCTGTACAAGATATTGCTAAAAAACTTGAAAATTCTGCTCAAAGAATTAAACAAGAAAATAATGAGATGCAACAACAACAGATGGAACAGCAACAACAAATGCAGCAAGCACAGTTACAAGCTGATCAAGAAGCAAAACAAATTGATCTTAAAAAACATGATCATAAAATAGCCGTAGACAGAGAAAAAATTCAAGCTGATTTAGAAATAGCAGCTATGAAAGAAATCAATAATAACTACCGCACTGAGTCAGGTTTAATAGATTCTGATAATAATGGTATTGCTGATGAATTAGATCTTAGACGTACAGAAGTTTTAGAAGAAAATAATATTCGAAAATCTGATTTACAACAAGCTAAATTAACAGAAACTCAACGATCAAATCAAGCAAGAGAAGATATTCAAAGAGAAAAAATAGCTCTTCAAAAAGAAAATACTAAAGTTAAAAAAACTAAATAAAGCTATAGAACTATAGCACATAGTTATAAATAAATTTAAGTTTGTTTATAAAAATAATTTTAATATTGTAACCAAATAAAGACAGCAAAAATATGAGTGAAGAAAAAGAAGACTTATTTGAAGGACTTCAAATTATGTCGCCAGAAGAATTAAATTCAGTCGTGGAGTCTGATAATTCTGAAGAAAAAGAAAAAGAAAAAACATCTGATGAAGTTACTTCAGAAGGAATGTTTAAACCTGTAGCATCTGAAGAAGGAGAAGGTTCTTACGAAGAAACTAAGAATCAATCAGAAACTACAGATACAAAAGAAACTACCTCAGACGAGAGGAGTGCAGAAATTTATAAGGGATTAATTAAAGAATTAGTAGATGCAAATATAATTACTACTGCAGAAGCTGATAAACTAGATGAACTAGAAGGTTCATTAGATACTATTAAAGATCTTGTAGATAAAACTGTAAAAACTAATTTTAAAGTAGCCGAAGAGAAGTGGAAAGAAAATATGCCAGCTGCAAAGAAAAGATTTTTAGAAATCGAAGATGCATTTGACGAAACTGACCAAGCAATCTTAATGGCTCAAAGATTAGAATTTTTTGACAATATTGATGAAGAATCTATTAAAGCAGATGAAAATCTTCAAAAAGAAATTTACTATGATTTATTAAAATCTAAAAATTTCTCAGATGAACAAGCATTAGAAGCAATTGAAGATGCTGTAGAAGTTAAAAAACTTCAAGACAAAGCTTTAAAAGCTATTCCTGAATTAAAAACTCAAGCTAATGCTGTAGTTACTCAGGCAAAAGAATTTAAAGCAGAAAAAACTAAAAAAGAAATAGCTGCTCAAAATAAAGCTTTTGAAAGTTTAATTTCTAACATAGATGTAAGACAATCTTTTATAGATGGTATGAATCTTAATAAAGTTAGTAAAGAAAAGATAAAGCAAAATATTCTTAATCCTGTTTATAAAGATGATAAAACAGGAAGAGAATATAATAGTTTGATGTATAAACAAACTAGAAATCCTGCAGAGTTCGAAATGTTAATTAACTATTACGATACTTTAGGATTGTTTAATTTAGATAAAGAAGGAAAATTTAAACCAGATATTTCTAAATTAAAACAAGTAGCAAAAACAAAAGCAATTAATGATTTAGATAAAATCATTGCATCAGAGGATAGAAACGTAGGTAAAAATACTTCTGTAGAAACTTCTGAAAAGACTGGAAATATATTAGATATGTTAGAACGGTCAATGAAAAAGTAAAAAAGGTTAAATAAATATATTCGTTAAACAAATAATACAAATCAAAAAATGGCACAATTACTTCCATTACAAAAGTATGAAGCGAAGGATTACAATGGTTTAGTCACTGACAACCATTTCCACGCTTTGTACCAACAAAAGCCTCAATTGATTAGTAACGTAATTCGTGAGATTTACAAAACTAATCTACAAGGTAAACTTCGTGAATTCGTAGATCGTTTCCCAGTAAAAGAAGTGGAACAAGAAAACGGATTTTACAATTGGATGTTGCAAGGGCAACACGACAAAAATCTTCCACTAGTTGATGCAGAAACTATCGATGGATCTTCTATTTCTGCAGGGACTTTCCCAGCAAACGTAGGTTCTAACGGTGAGCGTTTCTACTTAATCTTTGACGAAGCTCTATTTGAAGAAACTAACGTTCTTCGTGGAGAAGTTGATGATTATCATCTATTAGTTAAAAAAGCGATGGACGCAGGTTCACGTTTCAAGTTTGAAGTTGAATTAGTAACAGATAGCTCTACTAAATCTATTCCTTCTGAGGAATTAGCAATTGGTACACGTTGGTCTAAGTTTTACTCACTTTCTCCTTCAACTCTTTCTTACCAAGGTTCTAAGCCTTACTTCACATCTCCTTGGAGAATGGAAAATCGTCCATCTACATTACGTATGGAATATGAAGTAGCTGGTAACACAATCAACAAAGGTAAAAACGAACCACTTGAGTTTGGATTTAACTACAAAGGACAAACAGAATCAATCTGGATTAACTATCAAGATATGGTTGCTCATCACCAATGTGAAGAGATGTTTGCTCGTATGTTGATGTATGGTAAAAAGAACTGGACATCTGATCACAAGTACCTAAACAAAGATGACAAGACTAAATATGCAGTTGAGTCAGGTGCAGGTTTCTTTGATCAAATCGCTCCTTCTAACGTACATTACTATAACACTTATGACCTTGATTGGCATCTTGAATTACTTCTTGATATGGGTGTTGGTAAACTTGAAAGAGGTAAAAGAACTATCCATTTACTTACAGGTGAATTTGGTGCAATTGAAATCTCTAAGCAGATTCAAGAAAAGAGAGGCCAATTAAACGTAACTGTTATTCAGGATCGTTTTATTGATTCAAACTCTAAGCCAGGTAACTTAGGTGGTAAGAACACTAAAGCTACACAACAACCACAATACAATATCTATGAGTGGTACAACGGAGTTACTATTATGGTTGAAATCCTTGATTTCTTCGATGATGATGTATACTTCCCACAACGTCACCCAGATGGAAAAGGTATCGTAGAATCTCACAGAATTCTTGCTCTTGACTATGGTGATACTGCAGGTATCTACCGAGTTAAGCCAAAAGGAGTTCCAGATTACAATTGGGCTTATATCCCAGGTATGAGAGATCCTTTCTCAGCAGGTGGTAAAGGTAGTCCTAAAATGGTTGCTTCACGAGTAGACGGTTATGAAGTTCATTTCCAGAAATGGGGAGGAATGATGATCGAAGATCCTACAAAAGTAGTTGACCTAAGATTACTAGTAGAACGGTAAAAGTTTCTAGTTGACATAATAAGTCCCTCAGAGTTGATAGCCTTGGGGGACTTTTATAAAGAGAATTTAAAGACAGCAAATAAAAAATAAAATGGCAAAAACAGCAGAAAAAGAAAAAGTGGTATATGGTACTTTTCTGCAAGACAGAGTGGTTTCAATTAAACCAGTAGAGTCTTCAGGAAAATGGAGTAACTTATTAGTAAAAGGACAAGACAAACAAAAAGATCCTTTTTTATATAATAAAGTTAAACGTAGTTACCAAGTACCTTTAAATAGCCAAAACAGAGGTGGCGGAGTTAAAGTAATTCTTGACGATCAACACAGAGTGCAGATTGAAAAGTATAGAGAAAGTTATCCAAACGGGATGACACAAAAAGAGTTCTTTGAAACAGAGTTAGGGGCAAATTTAAATACTACCCTAAAAACAGATGACAACTTCTGGAGATCAGATAGAAGAGGTAGAGTTATTCTTACAAAAGAAGGCGCTACTCTTAATCTAAACAGGTCTTTAGATATGTTAAAGTATTTAATTTTACTTTCTAATAAGATGTTGATATCACCATCTTACGATGAAAGAATTTTAAAAGCAACATATGAATTTATGGTTGTAGATGAGGATAAAGTAACTGTTAAGAAGTTAGCAGAAGCAACTGTTAAAGCAGATGCCTTTGTTAAGTTTGCTGAAATCACAAACAGCAAAGCTTCTATTACAGGATTTATTAAATCATTAGGCCGTACAATTCCAGCAACTGCATCGTTAGATTGGCTAAAAAGTGAAGTATTAAACGTGGTTGAAAAAGACCCTAAATATTTCTTAGAA